CGAAAAAGACTGTAAGTTCATTGATGGTCGTTCTCATCTCTCTCATACTTATGGTTCTTATGTTGGTAAAGGTATTGTTCTTTACAAGATCGAAAATTTGTAGACCTACAGCTCCTAAGGTTGGTTTTAAAGCTGGCCTTCAGATTAGAGGCTTTGATGAAACTCTTTTATCTGTTGAACGCACATTATCGCGTTTGGAAAAGTTGTATTTGCTCGATCTTGCTAGTGCTACTGCTGATGAAATTACGATCGCTTGCGCAGAATTGACCATCGTTGCAGATGTCCGCAAAAATCTCACTTCCGTCAAAGATGATTATGAGTCCAATCTTGATCATCACTTTGGTGTTTGCGGTCATACTTCTGTTGCTGAGTGTGCTAAAGCTGATTGCTTTCGTGTCTGTAGATGTCGTGATTGTCTGTGGTCTCTCGTTGATTGGTTGCGCTTTTCGAAGCTTGCTAAATACTATCAAACGAAGCCTGTTGAGAAGAAGATTAGCATCAAAGAACCAATATTCTATGATAATATCTCTTATTGCGAACCAGTCGTTCAATCTCTTGAGACCTTTGATCCGTTAGTTCCGGCCGATTTTCAGCTTGGTAATGGTCACTGTCTCCTTCGTTGTGTTTCTGTCATTACTTCGATCAGACCTGCGTTGTTGTTGGATTATGCCATCGCTCGAATTCGCACCGGCGTTTACAATGATTTGCTTCCTTTACCTCAGGCACTTGATTTGTTTCGTCGTTACGTTGGTGGTCACTGGCGTAGTGCTTTGGTTGACATTCTTCCTCGCGTTTTTGCTGATGTTACCTTTCGTGATATTTTGATCTGTTCTACAATTAGAGGTCAGTATTATGAACATCACATTAATGCCGAAGTTGCGAAAGAGATTAATCCCATTGTTCTGCATTACAATGGTAACCATTACTCCATTTTTCGTGGTGGTTCTAACGAGAATGCAGGCGGTTTTCCAAAGGAAAGAGCTTTGAGCAAGTACAATTATTTGCTTGAGAATATTAAGAGGGAGGTTAAAGATCCTATCCTTCTCGATGTTTCCGCTGCTCCTGGTGGCTTGTTGTCGATCTGCAAGTTACCCATTCATGCCGCTGTTTACCGTGGACCTGGCGCATTAGGCTTTGATTCTGCTCTTGCTCATAAGTGCCTCTCTGATGTTCAGTATTATGAAGATTTCAATCAAATCATAATACCTGCTGCTGCCCCAAATGTCTTTGTTTCTGATATTGGTGCTCATATCACAGAACCTATTCTTGAGAAGTATTTCATTTGGCTTTACACCGTCTTAAAAGGCGGTGATTCGATAGTTGTCAAGCATTTCATGAACAACCCGAATCTTACAAAGCTCATGAACAAATTCCAAAAGTCTCAATGCCAGCGTGTTCCTGGTACTCGAGCTCAATCCGATGAACACTATTCTTTTGGATACTTCTATAACAAGGGTAGCAACACC